CACCCGGTCTGGATCGGCCAGAAGGCGTCCGTCGCCTGACTGTAGAGCAGGTGGACGCTGCTTGCAGGGAGGTCGGTGCGCGACATCATGCAGTAGACGTTCTGCGCCTCCGCGTCGTACCCAAGAACGCAGTTCAGGGCATCGAACTTCTGCTGCTGGAAGAAGGTGTCGAGTCGACCGCTCGTGATGCGACCGCTCTTCGTCACCTGAAAGTCGTTCGGCTGGACGCGGTATAGACCGTCCTGCGCCATCATGTAGATCGTCTGCGCGTCTGAAGCGCACCACGCACGCTCGGACACGATGCCGACCGAACGCGACAGTTCGATCAGCCGCGCGTCCGTCACCACCGGGTCGGCGGTCAGGTAGGTCATCGTGTGCCGTCCGGCGAACAGCAAGCCGCTCTCGCCAACAGGGACGAGCGCGACGATCGGCTCACCGGGAACGCCGAATCGCGTCGAGGACACGCCATTAACAGCGTCATGTACGTTTCCAGCACTCGGATGCCAGTCGTCCGGGTCGTTGATATGGCACAGGAACCAGTTGTTCGGAGCGGACTTCAGTCCGGACATGGCAAGACGACCGCCGAATCGGACAAGCAACGTCGCTCGATTTGCACCGCTGCCGATGTAGTTGTACGGGCCGTTTGCGTGCGTCCAATCCAAGACTGCCGGAGTCGCACTAGTGATGTCAACCTTCCGATAGAACTCGCCGTCCGCAAAGTAGCAGTACTGCCCGAACACAGCCGCGCCAATATGGCCCGACGACTTCATGGCGTTGATGCCAGCACCGCGTGTGCATAGTGTCGCAGTGCCACCGTTGTCGATGACGTAGACCTCTCCGCCAGCAACAACGATGCACCTCTGGGTCAGCGTGCTGCTGACGTATGCATCCGCGCGCAGGATCACCTGCACCTCGCGGATCGCAGCCGTCGGGCTGGTGTTGAACTGGTACGCCCCGAGAAGCGGCCTGCGCTGCCCGAGCCGCAACTTCCCCTTGTAGGCGTCGTAGGGGATCACGTTCATCGCCTGCGCGGTGAAGCCCGGAGGCAGCGCGGAATACGAGGAATCCACGCTGACGCCGCGATACGGGAGTGTGACCGGGGAGTATGGCATCAGGAACGAATGCCGATGAACAGGGTGTTGGTCTGTCCGGACAGCCGAAGCAGAAGACCGTTGTATGTTCCGCTGGTCGAGTAGACGTACTGCGCGTTGGTAGCGAATGTTCCAGCAATCGACTGGTACGAAATCGCGGCAGTACCGCCGACGTTCAGCGACGTGGTGGACGTGGTAATCGCACCGTTTCCGATCAGTTCGCTGGTAAGCGACCCGGTGAACACGGCAAGGACGAGCGCGCCAGCCTGCGTGTTGTCGAACCTGTTGAGGTAATTGGTCTTCGTCTCGTCGGCCATCGAGCCATAGGCCAGAAGCGTCTTCACCTGCGCTGCGGTCAGTTCGATCGGCGCGGCAGAACTTCCGGTGTTGTTGCCGATGAGTCGCGCAGTTGTAATGTTCGCAAGGGCGGACAGCGGAACGTCAGTGTTGGCATCGAACGCTCCGGAAGCAAGCGTCCCGAATCCGAGCGCAGTTCCGGCGCGGCGAAGGACATGGCCGTCGGTTCCTGCGGCAATGTCGGCAGGAGCGCCAGTCGAGTTCGCGGAGCGACCGATGACGGTCAGCGCGGTCGATTGACGCAACTTCGCGTCGGTGACACCGTCGCTCGTTCCGGTCGCGCTCTTGATCTTTGCTGTCTCGACGGCGTCGTTGGCAAGTTCCGTGACCGTGATGCTCCCCGCATACTGGCTTACCGCCACCCACGTCGTCCACGCGCTGCCGTCGTAGCCGCGCGCGAACGCCTTCTGCGTCTTGGTCGAGACGAGCAACTGCGCGATCGTGCCGCCTGACAACTTGGTGACGTGCAGGACGCCGGGGCCGTCGGTCAACGCCGTCCATCCGGCAGGAACATTCGACGTGACCGTCGTGGCGATCGCATACCGACCCTGCACGCTGTACCCGGCTGCGTTGATGTCCGTGCCGGACACGGCAACCTGCGGGTAGGTGCTGGAGACGTAGCCGAGCGAAGTCCACGCGGTCGTCGCGTCACCGATCTTGACGTTCCCGGTGTCGGTTTCAAAGCCGATCTCACCGGACTCAAGAGTCGGGTTGGAACTCGTCCAGTTGGACGCGGTGCCGCGACGGATCTGCAACTTGATCGCCATTACTTGTCCTCTTCCACGAACGAAGGCGGCACGCAGTACCAGCCTTCAGGGATGCGAACCTCGTTGTCGCCCAACTGCCAGCCGTCAGCCGTCTTGACGTACACCTTGCCCCGCACCTGCGGCCCCATCCTGATCGGGCTGCTCTCGCTTACCAGCACCGTGCGCGTGCAGCCAGTCGCGAATGCGAGAGCCACCGCGACGAAGCACAGAAGGATCAGCAGGAGCGTCAACCCCCGAACCTCGTCTGGGAAGAACGGAGTGCGCCCACTGCAGCAGCGACATGACGATGGCTCTGACGAGGTCATACACGTCACTCGGCCTTCTTGTTGTCCTTGGCGAAGATCAGCCCGACGCCAGCAATGCACGCAGCGGCCAGCGAACCCCAGTCCGGGACGGTCAGCGGGTCGTTGTCGGTCAGGGAGGTGAGAACAGCGCCGATCGCGACGAGGATCGCCGCAATGCCAGCGCCAGTGGTCTTCCAAGACGAGTTCTTGAGGATGTCGCTCATCGGTCGTGCCTTTCCAGTTTCTCCTCGATCTTGTCGAGGCGCTTGCTGATGCTGTCCTGATTCGTCACGACCTGCATCAGCAGGCGGTCGTGATTGAGGTACGCGGGAAGGAGCATTCCGACGAGCGTGAGGGCAATCGCGCAGAGCGCGATCCAATTCGCCGTGGACAGGCTCACCTTGATGTTCGTCTTTTCGATTGTCATGGCTTTAGATGAACACGCGATACGGGATAGTCGGAATCGGCTCAAACGTCGGCAACTCGTCCTCCTGCGCCTTCGTCAACTCGAAAGACACGCGGATGTTTGCGTGGTAGCGGTTGTCGCCGGGGCGCACGATCACGCCTTCCTCGTCCACCTGCGCCGGGATCGGCCCGATGCGGTCGAGCGTGACACCCGTGACCGGAAGCACCATGACCTCGCCGTCCTCGTCGGTGCGTTCCTCGGCAAGCCCTGCGGCGATCAGGCCATCGTCAAGGTCGGATTCGGTGGTTGAGCGAAGTAGGTAGTCCATGTCAGGTGGTGAGGGCTTGCATTTGCGATTCCGGAAGCACAGTCGGCCAGTACTTGAACTGCGAAACCCAGACTGATCCGAAATCAGTAGCAGCAGTCTCTGTAGTGTTGTTGAACTTCAGCGATCCGATTGTTGCAAGGGTTCCCGCTGCCGCCGTATTGACAAGCGCAGATCCTCCGGCAATCACCCAAGTCATCCTCGCGACAGATGGCTCTAGGCTTGTCGCAAACTTGATCTTTCCGCTTGGACGTAGGTGATTTGAAGCGGTGATGATGACTGATCCAGCATTGTCAAACGCCGTTCCGAAGATTCGCGGCCCAACGGTTGAACTGATATTCATTCGCAGGAATCCCCATCCGCGACCAGAAGGCGACTTCTCAAACTGCGCGAAGTACGGGAATGTATTCAGGTCGCGTGGGCCTCCGTCGATCTGCATCATCACCGTTCCGCCGCTTTGATTGAAGTTCAGCGACGAGATGTCGGTCATCGTCATGGCGTCTTGTCCCCTGCTCCCCGTGCTTGCCCCGGTCGGGATGTACGAGGATGCGCCGGAGCCGCCTTCTACTTGGAATCCGTAGCAGTAGATCCCATCCGCCGCGTTTCCTGTTCCTGTGTACTGCGCCCCAAATTGACCAAGCGTTGCACCGGATGGCACTCCAACGAATGCCCACCCATATGCGGTGCTAGCCGTGACATTCACGACCATCTCGCATCGCCACCATCCATTCGGGAACGGTGTTGCTTTTGCGCTGACGTAGCCAGCGCCGAAATTATTATCAGTTGCTCCGGTTGAAAGGTTAAATCGCACGGCAGCACGACCACTAGCAAGATCGGAAAGAAATAGATGCGTGTACGTTCTTGCCTTTGCCCAAATCGACACCGTAACTTGAGTGTTCGTCCCTGCGGTAATAGTTCGATAGTAACCGTGGAATGTTCCACCTACTGTCGCGTAAATCTGTAGCGCGGAGTTTGCAATTCCCGTTGGGTTGCTATCGCTTCCAGCCGTCACGACTGCCATGCCAGAATTGCTATAACCAGTAAGGCTATTTGATTCAAGCATGTAATTGATCGCGCTTCCCTCAATCAGCAGTCCGCGAGGCTGGGGCGGCGTAGTGGACGGGTCGTAGTCGAAGCGGGCAGATGCGTTGCCGACGATCCATGACGTGAAACTTCCGCTACCGCTTGTAGAAGTCGCGTTGATCGTCAGCACTTGCGTAGACGCGTCGTAGGCGGTCACCGCTCCGCTCATGTTGTTCGCGCCGTTGGCGATGTAGACGGTCTGCCCGATCTCGTATCGACGACTTGCTCCTGCTGTAGCCGTCAGCGTGACCGACTTCGATCCGGTTCCGATGGCAAGCGACGAACTCGTTGCGAAGTCAACGCCGTACACGAATCCGTCGTTGCCAACATAGGTTCCGCCGCTTGCTCGCGTGAACGTCAGGCGCGGGTCGAGGACGCCCGTGGTGAAGTCGAGCGAGAGCGTGGAGCCGTCGCCACCCTCCACCGGGAGCGTGCGCTGCCGACAACGCTCGACCGGGTCAGAGCCGAGCAGCCATGTCCGGTTGCGTGCGTGCATCAGATGAACCCGATGAGGGCGTTGGCGGTCGGGGCGGACGCTGCGCTCATCGCGATTTCGACCAGTTCGGCGCCGCACAGATCGACGATGATGAACCCGCCGTGGGCAGCACCAGTGTTGCCGTTGTAGATTTTGCAGTCACCAAAGTTCTTGACGTAGGTCAAGCCGAGGAATCGGCTCGTTCCGTTCACGGTCGTCCCGGTCGCGCCTGCGGTCACGGTGCAGGTCGTCAGCAACTGGGGACGCCAGAGGCCATCGTCTCCCCTGTTCCAGCCAATGACGTGCAGGTTGACTGTTCCACCAGTTGCGCTCGACGCCGTCTGGATCTTTGCGTAGTTGAGCCGCGCGCCAAGGACGATCCGGCTTCCTGCGTAGTTGTTTCCGACAACGTCGGCAAGCGTCGTAGGAACGGTGGTGGTTGCGTTCTTGACCGTCAGGTTTCCTGAAGTCGGAAGAACGATGTCAACAGGAGATGCAACCTCCAGCGGGGCAGTCAGCGTCCGGGTTGCGGTGATCGTGGGATTCAGTCCAATGAGGCTCATGGTCGTTCCTTACGAGGGATTCTGCACTGGGTTGAGGATGATGAAGCCGGGGCCGTTCCGGGTTCCGGAACGCCACAGGTTCGGCTGTACCTGACCGAAATGGCTCTGCACCATTCCGTCCTTCTGTTTGGCCGCGCCGAAGATCGGGCCAGCCTCGATCTCCGCGAACCGCTGGCTCTGCTGCCCGTCCTCGTATGCCTCCGCGACGGCGCGGACATACGAGATGAGCGTCGCCTCGACGTGCTTCGGGATCGAGATGACCTCCGAGGTCGCCGTCGAACTGGTGACCGACTGCCACCCGGTTCGGTACAGAATCTTCAGCGACTCCGCGCTCGTCGGCGTCGGATACAACTCCAGACGGAACGACTGCGTCGGGGCAAGCGTCGTGGGAAGCACCGTCTTGACGTATGCGCGCCACGTCAGATCCGGGTAGTTGGTCTGACGAGCCGTCTCGACCTCCTCCGGGGACTGGATCCACAGAGGCTGATCCTGCTTCCAGACCTGCGTCAGTTCAGCGAAGTCGGAGGGAAGCGCGACGTATGACTGCGACACGACCGTCGTGACGGTCGAGGTCGCCTCCCGGAACTTCCACGGGTGGGTGAACAGATGCTCCCCTGCGGTGTTGATGATCTCCGCCTGACGTTCCGCAACGGTCTGCCCGGAGGCCGTCGAGGGACGACCGCCTATGGCAAGCAGGACGTGGTTCTTGAGATCTCCGTAGGTAAGCATGGGTAATTCCACTGGCCGGGTTTCCCCGGCCAGTGGTGAATGGTTGCGTCAGATCAGGTCAGGGCCGTAGCCGTGCCATCAATCGGGCCGTTGAACAGCAGAACGGGAATGTTCGCAGACGCCGCAGCCGTCACGGCGCCAAGCGAGATCGCGACGGTCGTGTCCGGGTTTGCCGAATCGGCCTCGTTGCCGAAACGACCAGCCGTATCGGACAGGAACAACTTGCTGCCGACGACGACGTTGTTGGTCGTCGCGCGGACAAGAGCGGTGGCGATGCCGCCGAACTGCACGTTGACCACCTGACCCTGCGCGCCCGAACCGGACGGAAGGGAGGTGACGACGCCGATGTATCCGGCGTTCGAGTGCGAGCCGTCACCAGACGAGGCATTGACATCGCCTTCAGCCAACTTCACGCAGGAGAACGGCGAGAGTTCAAAACTCGCGACGGTTTCCGCGGGAGGATAGATGACGCTGGAGTGGTTGAACGACGTGATGACGACGTTTCCGACGACGACTGCCGTGGAATCGCGGTTGATGCAGCGCGCGGAGGTGCCAGCGGGCTGGATCCCGAGCGCACCGTTGTTGGGAGCAAGAATCATTGTGTGTGTCCTTCCTTGTGTGGTAGAGGGGGCGGGATCGCTCCCGCCCCCGTGATTTCATCAGGAGACGCGGAGCGGGGCGACGATACCGTGACGCTGGCGGCTGTTGCAGAACAGGTTCCACCA